GATAGCGGCGACGGGATACACCTTCCTTTGATGGTGGTATTCTGCTTTCGGCTGTGCCTACTCGTTCACATAGTCCACCGAAGCGGGCGAACGCCATTGTTGCCGTTGTACGCGTTGTTGTTGTTCAAAGAGCCGTCCGAATTGACGTTGCGGACGTTGTTGGCGTTCGACGAATTAGGCGTATCAAGATGTACCCCGAACGTTTTTCAAGCTCTCGTTTTGTCCCGCTTCTTCCACGCGGTCGTCATGTACTTCACTTCAAGCGCAAGTTTTGACCAATATTCGCAACTGCTCATAGAAATAAAGCCCATTTCCTGCGAAAGCTCTATGAAAAATAGAAGCTCCTTGCAATAGGTCAGCGCCTTTGCTTGTAGCTTCTGCCGTTGTCTGTATTCCTGCGCGTCCCGAAGGTCTAATTCGTTCGCTTCAAGGACGCATTCGTAAATGTCCACCGCTTTATCCTGTATCCTGTTTACAAGCGTGAAGCGGTATTTCTTCGGGTAGCGCTCCGTCGAATTCGTGATCGTGAAGGTGTGCTTTACAAGGTCTTTCGCTTTCACAATCACGTTGAATTCCGTCGGTTCTTTCCGCTCCCGCTCCGGTCTTTGCATATATGCACCGTCCTTTCCGCATTCGCTCGATCATAGCGGTATCGTCGGCGCACCCGTCGAAATCGAAGCCCGCTTCGGTAACGGTCAGCGTTGCCGCGTTCCCTGTAACCGTTGTTCCTGTGATCTGTAATACCTCCGCGCCGCAAGCCGCGCATGGCGGGGAAAGCTCCGCGAAGATGTTTCCGATCACGCACGACAATTCCGCCGCCGTGCAAGCGTACCGCGTCAGCATTCGATCCTCTGCAAACTTTCGTTCCAAATGCCCGTAGACGTTACGCCGTCGAGATCATCGAAGAGGATCAAGAACGGATTTGTCGTAATGTCATTGAAAAGCACCGCTTCCAGCATATCCACGCGCGCGTCAAGCGCGTTCGTGATGTTCAGAAGATTTGTTGCCGCGTTATCGTCAAGGACGTTTTGCAAGCCGTTAAACCATGCGTTGAAGTCCGCCGCCGCCTGTGTTTCAAAATCCGCCATGTGTTGTTCGAACGCTTCGTATTGCGTGTTACCCTGCAATTTCAGCGAATTCATATACGAAACAAGCGTGTTGTACTCCGCCGCCGAAAGGGATTGATATTCAGCGAACCACGCTTGAAGCTGTGCGTTAAAAGCCGCCGTGTCGATCTGCTGAACGACGGCGGCAACAACGCCGCAAAGCGACGTGTTCAAGCGTTGATCCGTGATCTTGCTTTGCGTGATAGCTGTTACGCCCGCGCCCACGTAGATGTCCGCCAGCGCAAGCTCGTAAACGTCCGCGTCCCTCTGCAATGCTGGCGCGGTAGGGGAAGCGCTGAACGAAGAAGATTTGACCTTCACCGACATAACGCGGTTTGTCAAATCCCAGCGCACGACAACGCGATCAATGCGGTTCAACTGTCCGTCCGCCGTGTCAAGCTCGACGGCAAGATCGCCCGTGTTGAAGTAGAAGTAACCGTTGATCCACGCTTTGCCCGTTTTTACGTTCAGCTTCATTCCGTCGTTTGCAACGACTTGAAGCCCCGTCGAAGGGACGGGGAAAACGCCGTTCCCGATGAACGAAGCAAAGTATTCCGCCCAATCCTCCGCCTTGTACGTGCGATCGTGCGAAACGCTGTTGAAGAAACTTGATTTTTCCATGCTGTGAAGCCCTCCTTTATTTCGTAATCTGCCGAATTTGTGTCAGAAGCGCGGGCAAGCTCTCGCCGAAGGTAATATCTATTTCTTCGCCGCTGGTTTCGTAGGTTTCCGCGATCTCCGTTATGCGAACGTCAATGCGGACGTTCCAGCGCTTATTGATACACGTTACCCGATCGCCCAAATCGTAGTCCGTGCCGTACTTCAAATTCGCGTTCGTGTTGATCTTCGATCCGAAAGCAAGCGTTTCCGCGTATTGCTCCAGCTCTTCAACGCCGCGCGCGGAAAGAAGCGCTAAATATTGCGCGTTGGTAAGCGTTACGGTCTGCCCGCTCTCGTTTTCGTATTCCTGCACGATGTCCGTTGCATTGATGAAAACTTCGTCGCGGGAAAGCCCCGTCGAACTGCCGCCGACTTCGGCAACCTTCCGCGTTACGCCTTCTTTTTCCTCTCCGCCGACGTAAGCCGTTGTTTTAAGGTTTTCAACGCTGTTCGTGTATTCCTGTTCAACGATGTTGTCGAACTCCTGCGAAAAGATACAAGGCGCGTTCCCTGCGGCATTTCCCGCCGTAAGGTCGCGCCCTTTGTAAACGGAAAAGGTGTGCTTTCCCGTCCGTGCGTTTGTTGTAACCCGAATACCCAGCTTCGCCGCCTTCGCCGCCGTTTCCGCCGCAAGCTGGGCGTTCGCGTACTGCTCCGAAGTATAGTCGATCTGCCCGCTTCCGGTGTCTGCGTCGGTCGTGGATATGCTGAAATTCGGGATATTGCGCGCCGCTCCTGCGTTCGTGCAAGTCTGCTTCACAATGGCGTATAGAATGTTCTGTGTTGTGTCCTTCGTGATGATCTGCGTTGTCAAAATGCGCTTGCCGATCCACGAAAGAAGGAACTTGCCTTGAACCTCTATTTCCTCCATGCCCTGTGAATTCTTCGTGATGTGAATATAGCGGATTTCCGCCGCTTCGTTGCCGCCGCGCTTGATGATGATATTTTCCTTCACCAGCAAGCGGGCGTGTTCCTCCGTGAAGGGAACAAGCAACTTGAATTCGCCGCAACTCCAATAACGCCGCGTCCATATCAAGGACGAAATCTTTTCGACGATCCCTTGAAGTGTCATATCGCGGCTATAAACGTATAATTCCACCGCGCTACACCCCCAAATACAAGTTATTGTGATAGATCGAAACTTCGAGATTTTCGGCGTTCGCGTCCGCTGAATAACGGAAGAGATTGTCGCCCACGGCGATCTGCAAATACGAACTATCAACGTCGAGATAGCGGAACGCGTCTGTAATCGTGCCGCCACGGTTCAGCTTCACGGCTTTTTCACCGTAGCCCGTGGAAACGGTTAAAACGTCGCCCGCTACAAGCGAAATATTCAGCTTGATAAACTCCCGTGTATCGACGTTCAGCAATACGGGATTTGTAACCGCGCCGATCGCGCGGAACTCGATCCGGATACCGCTTTTCACGTCGCCGGAATTGTAGACGTTCACAATCAGCGACGGCTGGCGATAGCCGATTTCCCAGCCGTCGTAAAGCTCCAGCCCGTCCGGAACGGGGAATTCAAAGCCGCCGATCCACGTTGCTATGTCCTCGCGCGTTTCCGTTTCCTCTCTCCAAAAGGGATTAAGGCAAGACAAGCTAACCGTGAATTGCTCGAAGATCGGCTTTCGCTTGAAGATCGGCGCGTCGTCGATCTTGCACCCGATCACCCGCCGGAAGTCTCCGAAAACATACGTCAACGTTGCTTCGTACTGCGGATTTAATATGCGGTTCAGTTTCCGGCGTAGGTTCTGTGCCGCTTGCTTGTCCCGCTCCTTGATGTATCCCACGATGTCAATATCGCGGCTTTCAATCCGATAGCCCAAGTATGTGTCGCCGTCCTGCCCCATGCTGTTGGTGCTGTAAATAGCGTTCCGCACGTCGGAAAGTCCGGTAACGTCCTTGAAGTTTACGTGATACGAAGAAGCGGGGGAAAACTCTATGCTTTCCCCGCGCTCGTTCGTGTAAATCAATTTTTCTTGTGTCCTCATGCCATAACCTCCCGCGCAATCTGCCGGAACTGCCGCGCCGCCTGTCTTTGCTGTTCGGCGTAGCTCGTTTCGTTCGCATAGATGTTTTGCACAACTTCAACGGAAGGCGTACCGCCGCCGCGCGTGTCGCGTCCCTCTCCGGAACGGAATTCCGGAACGGCGTTCGACGTTTCGCGCCGGATCGAACTTTCAACGTCGCGCATTTCGCGGGCGAAGCCTTCGCCCAAGCCCTGCGCCATGTACGAACCGATACGGGCAAAAACCTTCGACGGGGAATTGATGTCCATTTCCTCTTCAACCGCCGCCACAATATCCCTCATCATAGAGCGGACGCGGCTTTCAAGCCAGCCGGACATATTTTGAAAGCCCTGCCAAATGCCGCGCACCATCTCTTCGCCCGCCGCCGTGAATTCCGATACGTAAGAGCGAAGGGCGGTAATAATGGGCTGAATGATTTGTGCAACCTTGCCCGTGATCTGCGGGATACCCGCGATCATGCCTTGCGCTATGCTCTTGTCGATGTTTGTTCCTTCGGTTACGAACTTTTGATGTTGTGCCGTGAATGCGGTAATAATGCTTTGTACGATCTGCGGGATTTTCTGCGTGATCTGTACGATCGCCGTTACCATTCCGGAAGCTATGTTCTTGTCGAAGTCCTGTCCGGCTTGATTGAAACGTTGAGCTTGCGCCGTCAGTCCTGTAATAACCCGCTCGACGATCGCGTTCACCGCTCCGGACAAGCCTTCAATGTTCGCAATAATGCCGTTGTTCACGGCGTTTACTGCTTCTGCCGCCGTCAGCGCGCCCGCTCCGCCCATTGCGGCGGTCATATCGCCTTCAACGCCGCCCATGTTGTCGGTGAAGCCTACGCCCACGCCGTCTGCCATGTTGCCGCCGATTTCAGCGAATACCGTTGACGGGGAATGAATGCCGAAGAAGTCCTTGATACCCGAAACAAGGGACGAAGCCCAGCCGGATACCTTTTCCCACAACCACGAAGCCGCGCCGCTGATACCTTCCCACAAGCCGTGAAGAAGGTTTGCGCCCGCGTTTATCATTTCGCCGCCCAGCGACGCGAACGCTTGCACAATGCCGGAAACAATCTGCGGAACTGCCTTCACAATTTCAACTATGATCGTCGGCAAATTCTGAATGAGCGCCACGAAAAGCTGAACGCCCGCCATAATGATTTGGTCGATGTTGCCGATCAGCGCGTTTACAATGCCGCTTATGATTTGTGGGATCGCTTGAACGATCGTCGTTATAATCTGCGGCAATGCCTGTATGAGCGCGACAAGAAGATCAATGCCCGCTTGAATGATAAGCGGTATGTTCTCCGTAAGCGCCGTTATAATCCCGTCTATGATCTGCGGGATCGCTTCAACAATCGTTGTGATAATCTCCGGAAGGGCGGTAATTAACGCCGTCAGAAGGTCGATACCCGCTTGAATGATCTGCGGGATCGCGGAAAGCAAGCCGTCGATCAAGCTGGTTATTACCTGCGGAAGCGCCGCTACTATAACGGGGATCGCGTTTATAATCCCTTGCGCCAGCCCCGTGATAAGCTGTAACGCCGCGTCAATCAGCAACGGGATATTGTCGATCAGCGTTTGAACGATCTTCAATACAACGTCAACGATCGTCGGAACAAGTTTCGGAAGCGATTTCGCTAATCCGGTCGCAAGCCCCGCGATCAACTGCGCCGCGCCCTCAATAAGAAGCGGCAAAAGCTCCGCAATGCCTTCAACCAGCGTTTCAACAATCTGCACCGCCGCCGAAGCAATCGTCGGCGCGTTCGATACAATGCCGGAAATCAAAGACGTTACCATTTGAACGCCCATGTCGATAAACTCCGGCAATTTCTCAACAATCAGATTGAGAACGTCGGAAATCCCTTCGCCCAGCGCGTCCGCCATCTTCGTTACGTCGCCTTCCGCGTCCATGACGGCTTTTGAAAACTTCGTCATAATCGGGATACCTTCGCCCGCCAGCGTGTCAAGGAAAGGAAGAGCGATCAAAGAAGCTGCGTTTTTCAGCCCTTCCGCTCCGGCTTGAAGCACTTGTAATTTATCGTTGAAAGCCCCCAGCCTGTTTACTGCGTCCTCCGATAGAATGAAGCCCATTTGTTCCGCTTCGTCGCCTAATTCCTTGAACGCTTCCGAACCCGCTTCAATAACGCTGTTCAATTCCTGCGCGGATTTGCCGAACAACTGCATTGCAAGCGCGTCCCGCTCCGTTTCGTTCTGAATAGAACCCAGCGCGTCGATACAATCCCAATAAACGTCGTTGCTGTTGCGAAGCTCTCCGTTCGCATCCGTCACGGAAACGCCCAGCTTCTTGTATGCGTCAGCATACGCCGCCGAACCCTTGCGGGCGCTGTCCATTGACTTTATGTTTTTTGCCATCGACTTTGTAAGCGTGTTTACTTCTACGTCGATAAAGCGGGCGGCGTAGGCGTACTTTTGAAGATCGTCCGTCGTCTGCCGCGTGAATGTCGCTTGCGTTATAAGGTCGTCGGCATAGTTAGAAGCGGATACCGTCAGCCCTGCAAGAGCGGAAGCTGCGCCCACAGCCGCCGCACCTAACGCGGCAAGCGCCGCGCCGAATGCTTTTCCGACTTTCCCGACGGTTTCCCCGACGGCTTCCCAATTCACTTTGGAACTTTTCAATTCTTCCGAAGTGCTTTTGATCTGCTTTTCGGTTTTCGCCATCTCCGCCTTTGTGTTGTTAAGGTTCGTTTGCATTTTCTGATAGGCGGGATCGGTCGGATCAATGCCCGCTTCCCGCATTTTCTTCAATGCTTCTTCCGCCGCTTCCGCTTTCTTTGCCTGTTCCGCAAGCTGTTTTTGCAAAATCTCCTGTTTTTTCGTCAGCGCTTCCGCGCCGGAAGCGTTGTCCGCAAACTCCGCCGTCGCCAGCTTCATTTCGGAATTGATTTCGCGAAGGGAAGAATTTATGCTATTGCAAGCGGCGCGATACTCTTTTTCGCCTGTAAGGTCGATTGATGTTTTGATCTGCTCTTCTTTCGCCATTTATATCCCCCCTAACACGTCGTCAATATCAACTTCTTTCGGAACTGGCTTGAAGCGATCCGGATTGAATTCACGATGAATTTTGAAAAGCGTCAAAATTTTATACGGTGTCATGCGCCATACTTCGGCTTCGCTCCACCGAAGAAGCGTTACGCCGATATAAAGAAGGCGGGCAAGGTCGATTATTCCTTGCCCGCCGTCATGTTTTTTTCGATGTCCTCTTCGTCGTCCTCGCCGTCCTGTTCGGGCGGTTCGGGTGTTCCGTTGTTGCCCATAGAAAACGCCTTGAAGATAGCCGTTTTCACTTCGGCAAAATTGCCCGTATGAATGAGCTTGCCCACCTGTTTTTCGGTAAGCGGTTCTTCGTCGTCCTCTGCACCCTCGTTCAAAAGCACGGTCAAAAGCCAGCGAAGATTTTTAATGCTGTCCTTTCCGGAAAGCACGGTATCAAGGCGATCAAAGCCGCCGAATTTATCCTGCATTTCGTCGATCGCGTTCAAACTGAAAAGAAGGTGTCTTTCCTTGTCCAGTACGATCGGGAAGCGTCCGTCTTTAATTGCACTCATAACAGAATAAGGCGGGAAGCCTTTTCAAGCTCCCCGCCGTTCCTCCTTTCAATTTCGATCAGCCGCCCGCGTTATTCGGTTCGCGAACGGTAGTAAACCAAGCCGTCGCCACGCTGTTCGTAGGCTCTGCGACGTGTTCAGCCTTCCACAAGCCGTCAGAACGCTTGATGAACTGCCCGACGATCTCCGGCGTGGTAAATTCGATACTGTCGCCCTTCGTGGTATAGTTTTCGTCCGGAACGGCAAACTTGACTTTGTAAAGCCAAATGTACTTGTACGTTCCGCCCGCTTTCTTCGCGCGGAAGCCGATTGCGAAATACGGCGCTTCGTCTGTGTCTGCACCGTAAACAACCTTGTCCGCGTCCTGCTTCTGCCCAAGCAGGGCGGCAAGGTCAGTCGGAAGAAGATCGTTTACGTTCAGCGTGATTTCGCCGGAAACGAATTCTTTTACAACTTCGTCCGCGCCGTCATCGGCGTAAAGGATCGCTTCGGCTACTTCCACGGAAAGCTCCGCCGAAATTGCCTTCGCCATTCGCACGGGCGTTCCGTATTCCTCCGCGCCGGACGTTCCGATCGTAATGGGCGCGCGGTAAAGATCGCGCAATCCGATTGTTGCCATTTGTCATACCTCCATGTACTTGATTTCAACGGGGACGTGATCGGCGTTCGCCGGATAACTCACGGCGGAAACGTCGTAAACCTTCTTGATCTTCAAGATCGTTCTTGTGTGCGTGTCTTTGTTATATGCGTCCTCGGATACCGTGAACGCCCACGACATTTTGCAAATTAAGCCCGCGTCAATGCTTGCATATAGGCGCTTTGCTTCTTCCGTAAGGCTCAAATTTGCCGCAATAAACAAGCCGCTTTCCTGCGGCTCTAAAAGCAGGGAAGGCGGCTTGTTCTTTGCCATCTTGTTTCGGGCGAAAACCATACCCGAATGATCGAATTGCATAATAACGTCGGATAAGTCCGCGCCGACAAGCGCGTTCCGGTCGATCACTTCGCAATATTTGATCCCGCCGTATTCGTACATAACATACGGTTTATCAAACGTTGTCGCGAAGCCTTCAACGTAAAAATCGGTGTCAAACCTCTTTTCCGTCGTCCCCTGCGGGATCATCAACGGCTGGAACATTTGTCGGTACTCCCGTTCCTTCACCACCGGCATTTGGTGTAACCTCCTTTCCCAATTCTGAAACTTCCGCGTATTCCTTGCGGATATAATATTTCTCGCCGCCCTCAACGTGCGCCATGTTCCAAACGTCCATAACGCCGTTGCGGTTCAGCAAGCCGCGGTCAAATAACTGTGTGCTGATATTCAGCTTCGTTTGATTGCTTGCGTATTGTAAGCGGTTCGCGGTAAATGTGATCGCGTTCCCGAAGGACAATTCCCGCGCCGTGTACGTCATATTCGACATAACAAGCGAAAGCTGGATCGCGAAAGGCTCGATCTTGCCTTCGTAATACGCGTTCCATTCGTCCTCCGTGTATTTGTTTTGCAGAATGCCCGCATTCGTGCCGAAGTAGTTAAACACGTTTTCGTTGATCTGCGCCATCTGCGCGGCGTTGACCGTGAACGGCTTGCTTTCGATCGGCTTCACGTCGGCAAACTTCGCGTCGTAGATCACCATTCCCGACTGATTTTCCGCCGAAAGGTTATCCGCCGTGAAGCGCTTGCGCTCCTTCGTGATGTCCTCCGGCTTCAACATATTTGCAACCTTCGCCAAGAAGCGAATAGAAGCCGAATTTTTAACGCCGTTGATAATTCCTTGATTTTGTGTATGGATCAACTGCATTGTAGGGCGAAGCGCGGCGTTACTCTCGCCGAAGAAATCGTCGGTATATTGAAACTGTGTCATTACGCCGACGCGTTCAAACTCGATCGCCGCTTTCTGCCCGCTCCCGAACGTATAACGCAAAAACGGCGCGCCGTTGTACTCGACAACTTCGCACCGTTGAGGAAGCAGGGGATAATACCCGATCAGCCCGCCGAATTCATCTTCGATCGGAACAATGAAGCAAGTATTATTCACCGAAAGGATCGTTGCGATCCTGTAAATGAACTTCGATGTATCCATGAACGGATTAGGCTTGAACTGCAATGTCCGTTCAAGGTTCTTTTGCGCCGTGCCGCTGATCTCCGGTTTCAGCTTTGAAGCGAAGGACGCGAACGAATGTATCGCCGCGCGCGTAAGCTCCATTTCGTAAATACTTTCCGGCGCGTTGCTGAAAACGGGCGTGTACCCGTTTAGCATTTTGAAATAGCCTTCCGCCTTCAAGTCGGCTTTCGGCTTCCGGAAGATAGTTTCAAAAACTCCCATGTTTTTATCACCCCGCATTTTTGAGCATTTCGCCGATTTCGTTATAATATTTCTGCCGCACGGTCAGCGCGTCGATCACGGAAACGAAGCCGTCAATTCGCGCCCGCTGTTCGATCTTCACGGGACGGAATTTCCGCGTTTCCATGTTGTGCTTCAATGCGACGTTGAGGAAGTGCGCCTTCAACAAGTTATTGTCGGCAATCTTGAAATTGCCGTCCTTGATAACGCCTTCAAACTCGCGGATCACGGGCGCAAGGTTTTCACCCTGCCATACGTCGTCCGTCTGCCAGCCCGCGTTCTTCAAGTCGTCGATCAGATATTGCGCGGAATAGCGGTCGTACCCGATCTTCAAGATATATATTCCGTACTGATCCCGAAGCATAGAAAACCATTCGTAAACGTCGCGGTAATCGACGTGGTTTTCGCCGGATAGCTTGACGATCCCTTGCTTTACGAATATGTCATACGGTACGCCGTCGATCGCTTGTGCTGTTTCAAGTCGGTTCGCTGGCATAAAGAATTGTGCGAAGGCATATAGAACGCCGTCCCGCTCGATCACGACGGAAGCGGCGGTCAAGTCCGTTGTTTGCGAAAGGTCTATTGCGCGTTGCCTTCCAACGGTGTCCGCCCTGTTCCGGTGTCCAATGGTTGAAGAGGTAATCCGCAAGCCCCGTGTAATCCTGCCCGTAGTCAACGCCGTTATAATAATTGTGTTCGCGCAAGTGCCGAATATGGATTACTGATCCGTCGTTCCACTTGCCGCTGATCGTTTCTTCCGGTATGCCGTCCGAAATCATGTGAAAATGAATTCGGTTCGTAGACTTGCCGCGCCCCATGTAAATAATGATCTTCGCGTCGGGGCAAGCTCTTTGAAGCCGCCGGAAGTAATTGTCGCGTATTCTGCGCGCTTCGCTGAATGTATGAACTTCGCTGTCGTCGTCGAACGTCAGCGTACTATATAAGGAAAGCGGCGAAAAGTTTTCATTAACCAGCCGCTGGTGTTTCCGCTTTGATATGCCGATCCGGTGTTGCGCGCGCTCTTCGTCGTCCTTGAAGCGCGGTCGCGGTTCAGCTTTCTTGATGTTCGCTCGATCGGATACGGTGTAAACCTCTTGTTCACATACAACGCCCGAAAAAATACGTCTTTTAACCCTCTGCATAATCCCGCCGCCCTTCCTTGACAAAAGCGCCGTAAAATGCTATAATTTCAATATTGAATAGCTCCTTTTACAGCTATGTAAGAGGAAAAGAGAACGTCCGGAACGTCGCAACCGGACGTTCTCTTTTTTTGTTTTGTCAGCCGTTATTAAATCCTGCGCCCTGCTCGAAATCGGCACACCGTTCTTCTTCGCAAGGCTTGAAGCGCATTCCGTCCGCGCACCCGACGCAAGGGAACGGGCGTACCCCGTCCGGAAGCGCGCCTTCGCGCAAGTGAACGCATTGTTCCAGCTTCGCGCATTGATCGCACCAGCACTTCCGGCAATCGCCGATCAGCGTTTTTTCAACCGGACGTTTCAAGCCCTCTTCGGCTTCCTGCGCGTCGTGTTCTTCCTGCATTTCCCGCGCCGCCTGTTCGATCGTGTAATCTTCAACGCCTTCTAAAATGCCCCGAAAGAATGGCGCGAACGCGTAGCCGATCCCCAGCCCTGCGCGCAAAAGCAATTCTTCGTCGATCTTAATATCTGCCATTGTTCCCGCCGCCCCTCCGAAGCGCTCTGAAAAGCACGTTCAAAACGATGTAGACGATCACAACGGAAGCGGCGACGCAAGCAACGCCGCAAAGCATATAAAAGGCGTTCACCATGAATTGATACATTGTCATTCGTCAGCCCTCCCGAAAACCTCTTCCGCGTCGATGTCCCACGCGGCGGCAATATGCTTCATCATATCGACGGCTTCGGCGCGCTTCTTCTGTTCCTCTGCGTTCTCGCCGTTTAAGTACGATACCAAGATTTCAGATTTGAGATTGCAAAGCGGGCGAACGCCACTGTTGCCGTAGTACGCGTAGTAGTGGTCCAAAGAGCCGTCCGAATAGACGTTGCGGACGAAAGAATTTATCGGGCTGTCCGGTGTAGCCGTCCACCACCAACGATCCGGAAGTGCCGGAATGTTGCCGCGCAAAAGGCGGTATTCCTCGCAAGTGATAAGCCCGATCCGGACGCGATCGCCGCCGTAATTCTTCAAGCCGTCGTCGGCGGTCAAGTCGATGTTGAAATACTCGAACATTTCTTCCGGCGCGCCCGTCTTAATCAGACGGCGCAAGAATTCGCCGTTCAGATAGGCGCGAAGGGAAGAAGCGGCAAAGTCGTTCTTGTTCCCTTCATCGAAGGCGCGTTCTTCGACGCAATCGGAAGCAATGCACTTCACCCAATCCGCGCCCGTCTGAATGACCGTCCAAGCGATCCCGCCCATCGTGAATTCCTGTTTCGGCTCGAAGCCGTGTTTGTTCTCTTTCATATTGAATAGCTCCTTTCCTGCGGCGCTGTCTGCGCCCGCTCGTTGAATAAGTCTGTTGATATACCAAACCGCCTTTTGCAAGTCCTCTTCACCGTTTTTCAGCTTCCAGCGCCACAAATACTTGATCGCGTTCGCTGTGCAAAAGGCTTCGATACCTTGAAGCCCGCTTGTCGCGGCTTCCAGCGCGTCGATACACTCAATCCCGCCCGCGTTATAGTGCGGCGGGTGGTTCACCCGCTCCGCCATGATTAACACTTCTTGCCGCCGTGCCGATACGGGCGGCTTTTGTTGTATTCGTGCTTTACCTCCAGCACGTTTTCAATGTCAATTCCGGCATACGCGCAATAATCAAGAACGCGAATAATCACGTCGGCAAGCTCTGCCGCGATCCCTTCGGGCTTCTTGCTCTGCGCGGAACAACGGGCGTTCGGATTTTCCGGATCGTAAGGGCGGCTTCCGCAATGCGCGCTTCCGTCCTCTTCGCAACAAACCCCGCCAGCGTTGCAAGGGAAATAAAGAAGCGGCTTCCCGTCGCGGTATTCCTCCAGCGCTTCGGATACCTCCGAATGAATAAGCGCCACGATCTCCGGAAACGTTCTTTCGCCTTCCCACCAGCCGTGTTCAACGGCGTTCTTGTGAACCTCTGCCGCAAACTCGTTAATTGTCATTGTCTTTACCCTCTCTTTCAATCGGTTTCTTTTGCAAAAGCGCAATCTTCGCAACGTTCGACAGTTTCGTTCGGATTATCAAGCGGGCATTCCCAGCCGCTTTCAACGTCCTGTTCCGTAAGCCCGCAAGCGCATTTCTGCGAATGCACCGTTTCGATTTCCTCGGCGCGGCATTCGCACTTTTCGCCGCTGTCAAGATGTGCGCCGCAATGCGGGCATTCCTTATAAGGTGTTGCCATGTCTTTCTCCTTCCTAATAATCAGCCGCCGGAAGCCGTCGGCGCATAGCGTCAAGCCGTGTTCCTTCACGTACTCCCGCCGCCGCGCGGCTTCTGCCGCTTCCCAGCCGCAAGAAGCGCATTCCGAAGGTTTGCATTTCTGCGTTTTCTCCGGATCAATGCCCAGCAAGCACTTCAAGGGCGGCTTTTCCTGTCGGTTATTCATTCTTCACCCGCTTTCCGCACGAAGGGCAATAATTGAGCGGGTAGCCCTTGCCGTCCTTCATGTAATCCGTTGTCCGTCCGCATTTGCGCCCGTTTACTACTGCGTAGGAAACAAGCGCGGCGGATAAAGCCATTCCGAACCCTGCGGGCTTGCTGTGGTGTTCTTCAATGAACCGTTGAAGCGCGATCGCTTCGCAAAACGGGCATTTCTTTTTATCGCTCATTCCTTCACCCGCTCCCCGTTATAGATAACTACCATTGAAGGGAAGGGCGCGGGATCGGCGGCGTTCCCGTCGTCGTCCGTGAACCGTAGCCGCCCGCGCACGAAGCGGATTTCCGCTTTCCCGTAAATGTAATCGTGAAAATATGCCGTATCCGTCCGCGCTGGG